CACGTTTTAGAGTGCTAGTAGGTGGGCGCCGTCTAGGCAAAACCTTTCTTGCTATCAGAGAGTTGGCTAGGTTTGCAAGACACCCAAACAAAAAAGTTTGGTATGTTGCACCAACTTACTCTCAGGCTAAAAACATTGTATGGGAAGATTTACAAAGTAAAATGATAAAACTAGGATGGGCAGATAAAATCAATCAGAACGAACTAAGCATTAGTTTAGTTAATGGTTCCAAAATTTCCTTAAAAGGGAGTGATAGGTATGATACCCTTCGTGGTGTAGGCGTAGATTTTTTAGTTATGGATGAATATGCAGATATGAAAAAAGAAGCATGGGATGTTCTCAGACCAACACTATCTGCACAAACACCACCTGGTTCTGCATTATTTTGTGGAACACCAAAAGGATTTAACCATTTTAAAGACTTGTATGATTATGGGCAAACAGATGATAAAGATTGGGCGTCATTTCAGTTTACATCATTAGAAGGTGGACAAATACCAGAACAAGAAATAGAACGTGCAAAAGCAGATATGGATAAACGTCAATTTGAGCAGGAATATTTAGCCAGCTGGATTAATTTTACTGGACAAATATATTACAATTTTGACAGAAAGAAACACATAGTAAAACAAGAATTCATTAAAGATGCACCAATACACATCGGGATTGATTTTAATATTGACCCTGAATCTGCAAGTGTGTGTCAAATAATAAATGGTAAATTACACCAGTTTGATGAGATTTCAATCTACGGTTCTAATACAGAAGAATTAGCACAAGAGATTATGAACCGTTATGATAGAACAAAAGTTATTTGTTATCCTGATCCTGCAGGTCATCAGCGTAAAACCTCAGCTAATGGAAAAACAGATATCACTATTCTACAACAATACTTTAAAGTAGAAGCAAAAAGAAAACATGATGCAGTAAGAGATAGAATAAATGCAGTAAATAGTCTTATGGAAAGTGCAGATGGAACAATTAGATTTTCAATAGACCCAAATTGTATAAATTCAATTCGTTGTTTAGAGCGTCATGTTTATAAGTCCGGGACTTCTATTCCAGATAAAGACGGAGTAGAAAATCACCAAAATGATGCACTAGGTTATCTTGTGGCTCACATTGCGCCAATAACTAAACCAGTGAGAGCAATACCAAAACCAAAACGATTTACGCATATGTAAAGGAACAGCACTATGGATTATGACAATATAATAAAAAAGCATAATATGTATAAAAAGCATATTTACCGTTGGAGATACTATTACGATAGTTACTACGGTGGACAAGATTACCAACAAGGCCAATACCTAAGAAAGTATTTACAAGAAGAAGATGATGGATACAATGAATACGGCAAACGTATTATGAGTACGCCACTAGACAATCATTGTCGTTCAGTGGTTGACACATATAGTTCATTCAACTGGCGAGACTCACCGCAAAGAGAGTTTGGTTCATTAGCAGATAATCCTGCACTACAACCATTCTTAATTGATGCTGACCTAGAGGGTCGTTCATTTAACGCCGTAATGCGGGAAGCTACTACACTTGCAAATATCTATGGTCATGTGCTGTTGATGTTAGATAAACCAGCAAGTGAGGCATCTACTCTAGCAGAAGAATTGGCACAAGGCATCAGACCATATCTTTCAGTTATTACACCAGAGAATATTATTGATTGGCATTTTACTAGAATGGCAAACGGTCGTTACATGATTGACTATCTAAAACTAAAAGAGTTTGAAGATGATGAAAAATGTATCTACAGAGTATGGACACCAGAAACAGTTGGTGTTTATGAAGTAGATGAAGAAAATGCAGAAATGGTTCTTATGGAACAGTACGATAATACAATGGGTCATATACCTGCTGTATTCTTATACGGACAACGTTCACATGAGCGTGGAATAGGCATCTCACAAATCGCTGATGTGGCAGATGTTCAGAAATCCATATATAATGAACTAAGTGAATTAGACCAGATAGTTAGACTATCAAATCATCCATCAATCGTAGCTACAGAAGGTGTAGATTTAATGGGAGGTGCTGGTTCAGTTATTACTATTGAAGATAGAGATATTGATCCTGCACTAAAACCTTACATGCTTCAACCATCATCACAATCAATTAGCAGTATTTTAGAATCAATCAAAACAAAAACTGCAATGATTGACAGAATGGCTAACTTAAGTTCAATGCGTTCAACATCAAAAGCAACAGCTAGTGGTGTATCACTAAAGATAGAACGTGAGTTATTGAACGTTAAACTAGCACAGATAGCCGATAACTTAGAGATTGCAGAAGAACAAATTTGGCACCATTTTGTCCATTTTTATGATGCAGAAGGCCACTTTGATGGTGTTATTGATTATCCAGATAACTTTGATATGACTGATACATACACCGAACTAGATTTCTTAATGAAAGCAAGTGCGGCACCTGTATCAAGTAGTCAATACTCTACAGAGATTGCAAAACAAATTGCACGTATCACAATAGAAGATGAAGAAATGATGGATACCATTATTAAAGAAATTGAGAATGGTTCACAAGCACCAGAGTTCGGAGCAAACTTAGATGGCGACACAGACACAGATACAACAGCATAGTGATTTAATCGATTCAATCTTAGATGATTTTGACGAGTTTATGGAGAGTGCAGAAAAGACACTTGAAAATAAAGTTGCTAAAAGAATATTAGAAACAAAAACGATTGATGAACTATTAGAGTTACGTGTTCCCGTCACAGAGGATTATCGTACACTTGTGCAAGAGCGTGTTAGAGCATATATAGACAACTTTGATACACTTGCTAAAGATACTGCCGCTATGACAGGAGAAGGTGTTACACCAGTAGACAACAGAATAGTTGCAGAACTAAAAGCACAATCGTACGCCAGACTAGATGAGACTGTAAAGCAGAATAAAGAGTCCGTTAATTCAGAGATAGTTGTAGGCGCACTAGCAGGCTTAGGCATTCAACAGATTGCTACAAATTCAAGACATGCAATAAGTGGTCTTATGATTACAGTTGATGATATTGAGATTACAAGATTACAAAATAGATTAAGAAAACTACGAAACGCCGCAGATAGAAATGAAGCAGAAATAGCCTCAATACTTGGTAAACTAAAAAACAAGTTTGCAGGTGTTAACGTAGGGACAAGTTTAAGTAAAAAGATGAGTGCAGATATGCACGACACAGTAATGGACTTTGATGGTGTGTTTGTTAAACATCGTGCCAGACAAGCAGGTCTAAAGAAGTTTAGATATGCAGGAACGTTAGTTGCTGAGTCAAGAGATTTTTGTATACGTAACCAAGGGAGAACGTTTACAGAAGCAGAAGCTAAAAGTCTATGGTCAAGTGAGAGTTGGTCAGGTAAACGTTCAGGCGATCCATTCGTTGTACGTGGAGGACATCGTTGTAGACACTTCTGGATACCAGTGGAGGACTAAGATGGCTAATGAAATAATTATACCAAGGGCAATGCCACAAATAAAAACTGAGGAGAAAACAATGCCTTATCATACAAAACCAAAAACAACTAAAAAGAAAACAACTAAGAAGAAGAAAAAGAAAACAACAACAGGTAAAAAAAGAGCTACTAGGTAGCTCTTTTTAGTTTGCGGAAGAGACCCTTTGCAGGGTCTAGTATTTAGTTCATTACACTGTAATAGTCAGTCTTGTTTTGAGAACTTGGTTGAGTGCCTTTGATCCATTCTAGACCTTCTGACTCTGATGCCAAAAGACTAAAACTAGAACGATAACTTGCATCATACATGTTTCTCCAATTGTCCTTAACTAACTCTGTAGGTCTCATAAAAGGAACCCCTTCAAACATATCGTTAAGGTTCTTCTCTTTGTTAGTATTGAACGGAGAAATAAAAACAGTACTGCAATTTGCTCTTGCAAGTTGGCTAAAGATTGGATCCAGTGTCTTAGTCCTATCACCATATGGTGTCTTGAATTCCTTCTCTTTAAGTTCCCATGAGTCTTGTATCATTGGAAACATATTGATAACACCGTCATTAATAAAAACAGTAATGTTAAGTTTGTATGCTCCACCTTCAAATGGTTCATATGTATTATGGTTACCAAATGGGTTCTTTGC